CTCCCTTATTTCCCCAAGTTTTCTTTTGATCTAAAACAAAATTTTTAATCAAAGGAACTGGAACATGTATCCAAATTTCGTTGTCATAATCAAATACCGGAATCATGTAAATAGAATCAAAAATAGTATTTCCAATCCAGTATGGCTTTGGTTTTTTCTCTTGATCATCGAAACTTAATGAGCTTGGTGGACTAACAGAAATTTTTCTTGTTATACCATCAAAATCTTCATAGATGATTTTAAATACTGGAGTTTCACTATTAGGAACATCTTCCTCCATTATATCATCAATGTACTTTTCACACAACAGTTCTGGGTTAGAAAACGGAATTAATCCTTTTTCTCTGTTTGGAGATACATTTCTAAATATCTGTTGCATCAAATACGAATTTCTTTTAGAGAAAAACATATGCTTCAAGTAAAATGCACTCTTACAAAATTCTCCATAATTATGATAATTAAACAATGTTTCCCAAGACATATCCCAATGAATAGATTTGTTCATGTCTCTACCGATATACTGAATGATAGACTTTAAAGGGATAGAATCTTTTAAAACAAAATCGTGAACTGTATTTTTCTTGTTTTGAATTTTAGATTCCAATTCTTTCTTCATTTCGGGCGGAACATAAGATTCAATGATTTTTCTACCAGAACTAATCATTCCGTTTATTTTGTACTGATCAGATAGCTTTTCGATTTTATCTTGTAAATCAAATGCAGTCGTAGCAGCTTCTAAATGTTCAAAATCCTGATGCATCAAATTAAATCACTTTCGTTTCTACCATTACCATAGTTAAAAATGCCATCATGTTAATTTCCGAATCGGCAGTAAATGAAGATTCATAAGCATATTGTTGAATCAAAGGAATAAGAAGTCCCATTGATTCTTTTTCTACAACTGGAGTTTCAGCATCATACATTTTGAAGACATACTTATAGAATTCGGAATAAAATGATTGTATATCTGTATCGGAGTTCTCTCCAACCCATTTACGGAGATCATTAAATTTCTTATTCTTAAGAATTGTGAAAAGTGTATCGAAAGATTCTGTACCAGTTGCTTTAAGAATATCAGGATCAAGAGTTTTGCTATGACTAAACTGTTGAACCTTGCCCAAAATCATTCTAAAGTCTGGAAAGAATTGAGTAATTGCCTGTGCAAGAATTTCTTCCTTAAATGCAATCTCTTCTTCATGAAGGATTTTGGAAACTCTTACAAACATTTCTCCTGCGAGATTTGCTTTTTCGGCTTTAGGGATTTTAAATTCAACGACTGGGCATCTAGAATGAAGTGCAGGAATGATCTTATTTTTATAATTACAGGTAAGAATAAATCTACAATTCTTGCTAAACTCTTCCATGAATCCGCGAAGAGCGGGCTGAGTAGATGAAGGATTCAAATGATCTGCCTCATCTAAGATAACAACTTTAATTCCCCCAGTCAAAGAATATGTGGAAGCAAAAGATCGAATCTTTGTTCTAAGAACATCGATACCGTTTTCATCAGATGCGTTCACAAACAGATAATCAATATCAAGTTCTTCACACAATGCTCGTGCTACTGTAGTCTTTCCAATACCGGGTCCGCCAGAAAAAATCATGTTTGGAAAGTTATCTGATCCCCCATCAATAATTTCTTGAAACATATCCTTGATAGTTTCTGGAAGGACACAATCATTGATATTTCTTGGTCTATATTTTTCTACGAATAAAAATTCATTTAATTCAGAATTCATTTAATCCTCCACCGATGTTTCAATTGCAAGCCAGTAAGTCAATGGAATTGCATCATGCTTAAATTTGGCAATCTTAGATTCTGCCATATCAACATTATATGATCCAGGGAACGATGGAATAGACTTAATGTTCAAGTAATATACAAAATCATTTGATGTGGGTGTATGTCCCAAAGAGATTTCATATGAATCAGCGATTCCGCTTCTTGATCCTCCCTTCTCGTCTTCTTTGCTGATTACCTTTGCAATGATTTCTCCTTCACGATTAAAAATCTTTAGGGTTTCCACTTTCAAAACAGATGCGGCAGATCGAATAGAATCTAGCACACTAGAATTCATATTGAAAGAAACTGCGACATCGAATTCTTTAATCGAAGATTTTGGATAAGTAAGCATTGTTTTTGGAGATAACCGATAAGAAACTCGGGCTTCTTCTCCAGAAAGGAGAACGGATTTTTCATCATCGGAACCGGAAAAAGAAATCATCGGTTCATCACCAAGCAATTTACAAATATTCAAGAATTTGGTCAAATCAAAAATTGTCATTTCACCTTCAAGAATATCTCCGGGATCATATTCTGCTAAAACGGATTTATCATCTCGCATTGTTCGAATCGGTACTCCTGGGGTCATTACAATATTATGATTAATATCTGCAAATGATCTGAGTACCGACATTGTTTCACTATTAAACTTCATATTATTCTTCTCCTAATGATATAGCTCCCTCCGAACTAAGATGACGAATTGATATCGCAGAGGGCGTATTCACAAAATTTACATCATGTATATTGACTCCCCAATCATAGACTTTCTCGTTAAGAATGTCAAGGATTTCTGTGGTTATATCCTCGATTGTGTCCATAAATTCTGTTCGAGTGTATTTTACCATAATATTTGTAATTTTACCCTGACAGAGATTTTCGAGAGACGAATCAAAATCATGAACATTAATAAAAAGTTTCTCTACATCTTTGATTGTGTATGCAATCGTTAGAGAAACTGTCAATTCTTCTTCATCTGCCATTGTCACGGTTTGGTAATTTGTTTCCATTACCAATTCTGAAATTTCATGAGATTTAATATCTTCAAACCAATTCCAGAAAAAATGAATTCCTGTTTTTTTAGATTTTTTAATCCAGGGCACTTTTACCCGTCCAAAACTTTTCAAACATGGATACCAGAATGCCCATCCATTATCACTCGTACAAGTTGCAATCGGATTTCCTGCCCGGAATCTAACACCCTGTTCATAACATTCAATTGTTGTAAATTGAAATGGCAATAAATTTGCAAAATTGGCAATAACAGTCGTTAAAATCCCGGTTGCATCCATAGATTAAAATCCTTCATCTGCAATAGCAGAAGCAAATATATTAATAAACATACCGTCAGAAATATTTCGTTTTGCAAGAAGGGTTGCTAATTTCTTAGAAGATTCTGCATCATTTATCTTCTCATCGTAGTCTTTTGTGATTCTTGGTACATTAAATAGGAACCCTCTTTTAATTCCGTACATTCCTGTATATGTAGTGATCGACTTACCGATCTTTCTCTTCTTCAGCACATTTTCCGCTAAAGTATTTCCTCCAGAACCAAATTGTAGATACGAAACAGGGGAATTGATATAATGATTATAAAGTCTAGAAATTACATCAATATATGAACCACGATCATATCGATAATTTGATTGTTCTCCGGAATATCTTACATTTTGTGGAATTTTTTCATATAAAATTTTATCATTACATGAGATAAAATCAGAAGATTCCCATTCTGATGGTATGGTATCTTGTCCATCTGTCATAACAATAGTATGCATACACTCAATTTTATGCTTATTCTTAAATTCAGAAACCCATTTTAGACAATGATACATTGTTGCTGCAATTTCTGTTCCGTATTTTGCAACATTAATTATACTATTAATAGATCTATAAATTAATTTATCTAAAATATCATCTCTATCTTTTTTATTAAAATCTGATGAAATTATTAATACAGGATCTGCGGACCGTAAATTATTATGATCTCTTATCCACCCCCCACAATAACCAGAAGATCTATTTGCATGTGACCATATTTGATATGGAAGATCTAATCGTTCACAGAACATAACAAGATTGGCGACTTGTTTCAGAAGCATCATAATTTTTGATCCCTGCATGGAACCGGAAAAATCTAAAAAACAACATACTCCATGATTTTTTCCATTTCTAGTTATTTCTTTTGTTTTAAATAAATCAGTATCTGTTTTATACTTAAATAAAGATTGAGGATCTAAAATACCAGTTTTTGACATTCGAGTTCTAGAAATATTATGAGCTTTCATTTTAGCTAAAAATATATTTGATGCATTTACTGAAAATTTTCGACAAGCTTTCTCTTGATCCATAAATAATTTATCATCCTTGATATAATCACGGCTATAAAATTTTAATATATCAAATGCACGGTCTGATTGATCAGGATGAAAATTTTCAACAGAACATAAAAATTTATTTGTTCCTGTTTTGTTTATATCAAAATTACATATTTTTATTTTTTTATCAGTATTTAATAATAGGTCTTCATATAAATTTGTTTTTGCAGCGTTTGGCCTGTCTACTACGAGAGAAGAACCTTCATAAGATTCTTCATTATAATTTTCAACCTCACAAGATATAGATCTTTCATTGCCATAATTCAATATAGAAAAATCTTCTGTATCAAAATATTTGTTACAAATATCAAACACATCAGAGGATGTTTCACATGCTTCTATTTCATTTAATATTTCTTTTTCTTCATCAGAAAATTCAACATCAATAATATGACCACATTTATAAAAAACATTGATTCTTTCTAAGAAACTATAGTTTTCTATATCAATATGATTGGTAAGAGATCCTAGTCCGAAAAAATCTAAGACTTGATGTAGATAACGATACGAAACATTTCGAAGATTTTGAAATCCTTTATACTTCATAGAAGCAATATTTTCAATTCGAAAATCTTCAATAACATTAAATTCGTCCAAGAGGTTATTTTCAACTGCTTTATCAAATACATTTTTATCAGTTTCTAAAGCATGAGAAATTTCATGTATGATGAAATGATCTATCACATAGCTAGGAACATTTTCCTTAAATAACGGCATGGAAATTTCTCTTCTTTCCATGTTAAAAGAAGCTGTTTTTGCTTTGGAATCGAAAAAGAATGAAATTGGTTCTTGGGCCAATATACAGGACAATACTTCATTCTGTTTTTCAGTTGTTTCATATTGCATAAAATATAATTCTCCATTTCATTTTACATTCTTGATCAGCATACCTTGTACGATTTTTTTTGTCAACAGATTTTTTTGCGTCAGGGGAAATTTTGTATTGACATTTTTATTTCTGATTGTTACCCTATCAAATGTCATTTCACCCCCGAATATATTATTAGGGAGAACTTATATTTTTATAAATGGAGCATTATATGATACCAGAAAAAGATCCTTCTTTTGTACCAAATAAAACTTTCAAAGCATTGGTTAAAATTTTAAAATCTAAAAAATTCTATCCTATTTTCCTTGCTGGAGAAACGGGATATGGGAAAACCACAGATATTATACAGGCTGTTGCATATACTAATCGTGAAGTTTATCGAGCAAACATTACAATTGAAACAGACGAATCAGATTTGATTGGTGCTTTTACTTTACAGGACGGAAATACTGTTTTTGAATATGGTCCAGTAGTTCAAGCTATGAGAAAGGGTGCTGTTCTGTTTCTAGATGAAATCGATTTGGGATCTACTAGAATTATGTGTCTTCAGTCAGTTCTTGAAGGAAAGTCTATCTATATCAAGAAAACCGGCGAGACAATTCATCCTGCACCTGGATTTACTGTTATGGCAACGGGAAACAGTAAAGGAAATGGATCCGATGATTATATTGGTGCCCAGTTTATGAATAAAGCATTACTTGGAAGATTTAAACTTTTCATGGATGTGAACTCTCCAAGCAAAAAAGAAGAAATAGAAATTCTAACCAAATACGCTCAGATTGAAAATATTCATATCGATCAAGAAACGATTGAAAATCTTGTCCAATGGGCTTATGATAGCCGAATGGCAAAAAAAGGAAATGCAGTTTATGAAGAAATTTCAACTCGCAGACTAAAAAGTATTTTAGATTATTTCAATATTTTTGGAGGAAAGATTATCACAAGTATTAAGGCCAACATGAATGAATTCGATACTGATACAGTTGATGCTTTTATTCGTTTCTGGAACATTGTAAATGGAATCGAAGTAGCAGAAGAAAATTCTGAGGATCCTGTCAATGCGTGATTTTAAAGATGATTATTTTAAAATTAAAAGAGGTGAACGCCCAGTCCCAGTTATAGGAGGGGCCTATCATGGAAGTATTATAAAATTTATTGGACCTAGATTGATTATGTTAGAATCAATGCCTGGAATTTTATCAAAACACATATATCACCCAAATAAAACGCCAGATGATATTTTAAAAGATGAATTATATTCTATTCAAAGAGAATACACATTAAGAGAATTAAAATATGATTTAGGAACTCTTTTACTTTCAGGATATGCTATGGTATTGAATGATATCAATCTAGAATCTGTTATGGGGCTTGCTATGGGAGTTATGTTAGGATATGCCATAAAGGAAGGACCGAATGTTTCATGACAACACAATATTTAAAAATTCCAAATTATTTAAGGGAAAAATTAGAAGAAGAAGGACAACTTTATTTTTGCAGTCCTATTTTAAATCAACCTCCTATAGAAAACACTGATTGTATAACTGCTCATGAATGGGTCCAAAATCCTATTACATTAAAGTATAGTTTTTATAGGAAGAGAGGATTTTATTGGCTAGAAAAACATACACCATATACACAACGAGGATGTTTTCCAAAAAGTGCTTGCCTTGTTCCGCCATCACTTAAACAGGGTTCGCCTTTTTATATTGATGATGTACAACCAAAAAAAGTTTGTAATATCACAGACAAAGATTTGTTGCATAAATTAGGATTTCGATCAGTAAGTCATTTTAAATACTGGTGGGATATTACTAAAAATAATGTATTAAGAAAAAATAAATTTCCATATGAAACTTCATGGGCATGGGTTTATAAATTAAAGTATTACTCTCAAGAAAAAGAAAGAGAAAAATGGACTGTCATTACAGATAACGAAGCTCATGAATATTTTGTCAGATTAGATGATTATAATGATGCTTTGCATTATTTTGATACTTGTAATAGTATGATGGATGCTTGGCATGAAAATCCTGATTTAGAATATCCTGATATTGATAATGTTCCAAAAAACTTTGAACTCATTCCAATTAATGGAAGATATTGTTTCGAGAATCCTGAAATAATTTAGAGAGAATTATGGAAGAACTAATAGAAAATCTTCGACGAGAAGCAGATCTACACGAAAAATGGTATCCAAGTGATAGAAAATTCATTGAAATGCTTCGAAAAGCGGCGGATGAGTTAGAACCTTTGATTGCATGTCCAGTGTCTAAGGATGGACATACAATCATTCCTCTTATCACAAAGCTTTATCATCATAGTGAAATGTGGGAGGGTGTTCCATTTTCTATGACAGTGGATTGTACTAATTTTGAGTGGGTAAATCGGGGTCCAAATACATATACTCCGTACATTAAAACATCTGAATGTTATGCAGATCTTGAAGGGTTCCTAAATAGTTTAGAATCCACTAAGGAGTAAACTATGCCCACACCTCCATACGGTAAGCTCAATAGGCAACCAGACAATTTTAATGAATTAAAAAACAAGAATTTTCAATTCCATATCCATGAAGCGGATCATGTTAATTTTTTTCTTGTAGGTGCGAATTTACCTGGACTTGCTCTTGGAAGTGTGGTACAATCTACTCCATTAGGTCCGGTTCCTCGTGCTGGTGATGGTGTATTCGAAGAACTTCAGGTTCAATTTATTGTTGATGAAAATCTGAAGAATTGGACAGAAATTTACGAATGGATTCGTTCTACTACATCTCTCGCTCGAAGAGATGAGTATGATATAGAAGAGATCTATCGTGATGGATTTCTTGTATTGAAAAGTAATTCATTAAATCCAACAGTGAAGATTCAGTTTAAGAATTTGTTGCCAACTTCACTTTCTGGATTGGATCTCGATGCTCGATCTAGTGAATCAGAAATTTTAATCTCTACTGTGAATTTTGCTTATACGGAATATGATTTAGAGGTACTATGAAATTAGAAGATATTATTGATGAGGCTCGTAAAGATATTTTAAAGAAAGACGAGATTGATCTTGATGATGCCGCGTTGAAAATTTCATCTATTCTACAAAAATGGAATGAAATTTTAACAAAAGAAAAAATACATCTGAGAAAGCTTCACAGAGAATTTTCCAAATGGAAAAAAGTTCTCTGGGAGTATTATAATGGAAAACTGAGTCCCGAGGATCATGAAAAATATAATCTAGAACCATTTGCTCTGAAGATATTGAAAAAGGATTACGATGTTTATTTTGATTCGGATCCTATTGTTGCGGACTTTTATGATTCTCTATCCCTTCAGGAAGAGAAAATATCATTCATCGAAAGAAAACTCAAAGATATTTCTAGCTGGCAATGGTTAATCAGAGCGGCAATCGATCATCGTAAATTCATGTCTGGAGGATAATGGAACCTAAATTTATCGGTCAATATAATCACAACGAAGTGTTTGTACAAAGAAACGAAGAAACAAAAACATGGACAATGATTCTCAAACACAAACAGTTTGGTAATCTAACAAAAGATAATATTAAATACATGCCAAAGATTGGAATGGCTAAAAGATTCTTCAAATCAAAAATTAGGCATTTAAAAGAAAATAAGAGAGTGAGTGAGGATGCAAAAAAATCATACTATGAAAGACTCCCAAAATCAGGATCAGGGCCAAAGGTCAGTCGTGAAGAGATTGAGGGATGGTTATCCGATTAATGCACATGTCATAAATATGATGAGAAATTGTTTTCATTATGCTACTTTTTCTGAAGATGAATCAACACAGGTGGGGGCTATTGTAGCAACTCCTAATGGACATTTAGTATCTTCTGGTTGTAATAATTTTATGGCTAATATTCCTAGAACAAAAGAAAATACAACTCGACCCAAAAAATACTTTTATACTCGTCATGCAGAAGTAGAAGCAATACATAATTTTCAGCAGTTATACGGAAATTCTCCCAATCTAATGGAAGAAGCTATTTTGTATGCTACATGGGCTGCTTGTGATAGATGTGCCCAAGTCATTATAGATGCTGGAATTCGAACAGTTGTGGTTCATAAAGAACTGGCTCAATTTGTAGAAGATAATAGACATGATGGAATTTGGTTTGATAGTGTTCATGCAGCATACGATATGTTTGAAGCAAATGGAGTAAAGATTTATGGGGTTTCTTTACCTGATATCGTTGTTCCTCAAATTCGTGTTTATGAAATGATGTTCCCAGCTAATGACTGATATATTTGTTACAAAGAAGGATGAAGTTCATGCGATTATAGAATGTGAAGATTCTACTTCAAGAGAAATTGTAGATCTATTTACATTTGAAGCTGCAAGCGCAAAATTCAGTCCTGCTTATAGAAATAGAAAATGGGATGGTAAGACTCGATTGTTTAGCGACAAGACGAGAAAATTATATATTGGATTACTTCCGCATCTCTGTGTATGGGCATCTGCTAACAATTATTCTGTGGAAATAGATTCTTCAGTTCCTCTTCCAAGTAAAAAACCTTCTAAAGAAGATACTGTAAAATTCTTTGAAGATAAACTGAATATTCATGCTGAAGGTAAAAAAATATCTCCCAGACCTTTTCAAATAAGTGCATTCAGACATATTGTGGGAGCGTCAAGATGCGTTATAGAATCGGCAACATCTTCTGGTAAGTCTCTCACAATTTATTCTTTGTGTAGATTGTATTCAGAAATATTGCCGAAAGACAAAAAAATTCTTCTCATTGTTCCATCTGTAAACCTTGTGTATCAGATGTTTTCTGATTTTGAAGACTATTCTTCTGAAGATGATTGGAATGCTCATGATCATTGTCATATGGTATTCAGTGGTCAAGATAAAATTGATATGAACAAGAAAATTGTTATATCGACATACCAATCAATTTATGATCTTCCCAAGAAGTATTTTAAAGTATTCGGAACAATTCTTGGCGATGAAGCACATCTTTTTCAGGCAAAAACTCTTAAAGGTATCATGCATAAACTAGATTCTTGCCAGTATCGAATTGCATTCACTGGAACATTACAAGAATCTAAATGTGAACGATTGATTATCGAGGGTTTGTTTGGAATGACTAAAAATGTAGTCGCCGCTCGGGATATGATAAATCAAGGATATGCTCCTGATTTAGATATTGATTGTATAGTTTTAAAATATCCTGAGAGAATATGTAATCAAACTATCGGAATGACCTTTCAAGAAGAAAGAAAATTCATCGCAAATGTTAAAGAAAGAAATGATTTTATATCTGATCTTACAGAAAATTTAAAAGGAAATACCCTTGTTTTGGTGGATTTAGTGAAAGATCATGGAATCCCCATGTATGAACATATGAAAGAACATTCTAATAAAAATGTATATCTTGCAATTGGAGATACAGACGGAGAAGAAAGAGAAAAAATTCGTAAAATAGCAGAAAACGAAACTGGAATCACTATTGTAGCATCATATGGTGTGTTTAGTACCGGAGTTTCCATCAAAAACCTACATAATATTGTATTCGGTGGTTCTCCAGGGAAAGGAAAGATTCGAGTAGTACAGTCTATTGGTCGTTTATTAAGACAACATGATTCAAAAGATACTGTAAAGTTATATGATATTGCTGATGATCTGAGTGTTGGAAACAAGAAGAATTTCTTATTCAAACACATGATGGAAAGAATCAATATTTATAACAAAGAGAAGCACCCATACAGAGTCATTCCGATAAAATTGTTTGATTAAGTAAAGGGGAGGTTATGTTTGAAACTCATATGGGAATTCAGATTGTAGGATTGGATACGGGAGAGTATTTGATTGGTCAAGTATCTATAGATGATATGAATAACACATTAATGATCAAAAATCCATTTGGTATTGAATCTGTAAATGACGATCAAAAATCTACCAAAACAAAGAAAACATACAAAATTTGTTTCTTTACCTATTCTGAATTTTCAAAAAATGAGTACATAACTATTAATTCCAATCGCTGGGTTGATATGGTTGTTCCAAGTCCAAATTTAAAGCAAGAATATATTAGAATTTCTAAGTCTGTTGAAGGAATTCGTGATGACTTCACAGGACTGGACGATGAAATTAATGAATTTGATCTTGGTCATTCGTTTGATGGGACTCCTGAAGAAATTACACCTGAGATTACTCGTGAATTTCCTCCACCCATCAAAAAGAATGCAAAAAGAAAAAAGAGAGAAAAACGGAATATCCGCAATAGATGGATTGACAATAACTGATCATTCTGTTATAATATTGTTTGGTATTATACAATTTGATTTCGTTATAAGGAATATCTATGAAAAAATCTTCAAATAAAGAGGATCATTATGTAGATAATGAAGTTCTCTTGGAACATATAATTGAATATAAAAAAGAATGTAAAATAGCAGAAGACAAGGGTGAAGAAAAACCTCCAGTCACAGAATTTATTGGTGAATGTATCACTCTTATATCTTCCGGTCTCGCAAAAAGACCAAATTTTGTAAACTATCCATATAAATCTGATATGATAGGCGAAGGTATATTTGATTGTTTGAAAGCTGTAAATAATTTCGATCCACAAAAAGCTATTGATGCTGGTAAAAAGCCAAAGCCATTTGCATATTTTACTACAATCTGTTGGTATGCTTTTCTACGAGTAATTGCAAAGGAAACAAAGCAAGAAGGATTGAAATACGCTATAGCTAAAGAGCAAGATACTGATGGTACAATCAGTGCATGGCTTGCCACTTATGAAAAAGATAGTGATCTTTCTCCGGAAGAGTTACAACAAAAATATGAGAAAATGGCAGCAGTTCCAGAAAAGAAAAAGAAAACTACAATCAAAAAGAAAGAGTCTAAGTCGAGTGGTAAGCTTGACGATTTTATGAAGGATGATTAATGAAAATAGCGATTATTACGGATCAACACATTGGTGTTCGTAATAGTAATATATTATTTTTAGATTATTATGAAGAATTTCATTCTAAAGTATTCTTTCCATATCTCAAAGAACATAATATAGACACTGTTATTAATGCTGGTGATATTTTAGACAATCGTAAGACTACAAATGTTTTGACAATGGATAGATTCCATAGAATGTGGATTGACCCGTTGGTGAAAAACGGGTATACTGAACATGCGTTGGTCGGAAACCATAACACATACTACAGAAATACGAATGAGATCAATTCTTTAAATCCGATCTATTCTCAGCATGATAAGCTTCATCTTTATGAGAGTGATCCTAAAGAGGTTATGATCGGCGGAACTTTATTTGGAATGGTCCCGTGGATTTGCCCAGAAAACAAAGAAAGATGTCTTGAGTTTATCAAAAATACTCGGGCGACTATTCTTATTGGACACTTTGAGATTGCTGGATTCCAAATGGATGGAAATTTCAAGTGTGAAACTGGAATCTCTATGAAAGAATTCAGGAGATTCGATTATGTGTTTTCTGGACACTTTCATAAGAAACAATGTATTGGAAATATTCATTATCTTGGGTCTCCATATGATATGTCTTTTACAGATCTAGGAGAAACAAAAGGATTCCATGTATTTGATACGGATACCCAGGATCTTGAATTTATACCACATAATAAGAAGAGATTTTTCCGTCTATATTATGATGATGTAAATAATGAATACGATTTTTCTCAGGACGATTTTAGTGATATGAAAAACGGTTCTGTTCGAATCGTCGTGCTGAAAAAAACAAACAATAATGTATTTGAATCTTTAATATCTTCTCTCGAAGAAAGTGAAATCCATAAAATTTCTATTGTTGATAAAGTGGATGATGAAACAATTGATCTTGATGGAGTTGATATGAGTCTCCCAACAATCGAAATTATTAACAGAGAAATCGATAAACTAGAAGGTGCCGAAGATCAACATATGATGAAAGAGATTGTATCAAAGATCTATACAGAAGCTATGAATATATGAGGTTTTTATGAATGGTATTGTGTTTCAAAAAGTTAGATTCAAAAATTTTCTATCTGCCGGAAATTATTTTATTGAGTATGATTTAGATAAGAGTGGTGCGACAGCTATTATTGGAAAAAATGGTTCTGGTAAGTCTATGCTTCTGGATGCATTGACTTTCGTTCTATTTGGAAAATCGTTTCGAGGATGCAATAAACCACTTCTAATCAATTCAATTAATGGATCAGATTCTGTTGTTGAAATAGAATTTAAAGCGAAGGGGAAGCAATATAAGATCATTCGTGGTCAAAAGCCTTCTATCTTTGAAATATATGAGAATGAGATTCTTATTAATCAAGATTCCACAAGTAAAGACTATCAAAAATTCTTGGAGAGTAATATTCTTGGAATGAATTTCAAGACTTTTACTCAGATTATCGTTTTGGGATCTTCTAACTATGTTCCTTTCATGGTTCTCAGTGCAGCAGATAGAAGACAGGTTATTGAAGATCTTCTCGATATTCAAATTTTCTCTAAGATGCGTATTGTATTAAAAGATCTTGTTTCGGAAAATACATCGAACCTACGAGATTATACAACCAGAATTGATTCTTCAAATGAAAAAATTGTTATGTTGGAATCTCATATTGCAAAAATGGAGGATAATAAGACAGAAGAAATAGAAGAACAGAAAAGAGAAATTTTATCTTATGTGGAACAGATGAAAACTCTTGTTGAAGAGATCTCAGATATTCAGGCGGAAATTTCTGATAATACATCGAAACTCACAGAAAAATCAACTATCGAAAAAACGATCAATGATCTTCGATCATACGAAGCAAAAATTCAAACAAAAATTAGTAATCACACAAGAACAGAAGATTTTTATTCTGATTCTAAAACATGTCCAAAATGTAACCAGAAAATAGATGAAGAATTTGCTAAGAACATTCTGGATGAAAGTTTAGAAGAAAAAGAAAAGCTTCAAAATGGTATGAAAATTCTTAAAGAGAATATGCAAGAAGCTACATCAAAGTTAGAAGAATTTAGAGAGATCGAAAGCCATATCAGAAAACTTCAAGCAATGGTAGCAGAACGAAGAGGTCGATTTAGCACAATTGAAAGCACAAAGAAAAAAATCGAACAAAAGATTAAAGAAAAGAAGAATACAAATGTAGATACAAGTGAGTATATTCAGCAAATTGAAGATCTTCGAGAAAGTATTTCAACATTGAATACGAATGTATCCATGATTAAAACCTATGGAGACAATCTAAAATACACTGAGGCATTGCTTAAGGATAATGGAATCAAGTCTAAGATCATTAAAGAATATCTCCCTGTTATGAATTCTTTGATTAACAAGTATCTTAAGGCTTTGGATTTCTTTGTTGAATTCAATCTAGATGAAAACTTTAAGGAAACTGTAAAATCCAGATATAGAGATGAATTTTCTTATGAATCATTCTCTGAAGGTCAGAAATTTAGAATCAATATTGCTATTCTTTTAGCCTGGAGAGATATTGCACAGATGAAGAATAGTGCAAACACTAATCTATTGATTTTGGATGAAGTTTTTGATTCAAGCTTAGATTCTGAAGGTGTTGATGAATTCATGAAACTTCTACAGAATATTCTTGGTGATAGTACTCATGCAATCATTATTTCCCATAGAGGGGATTCCATGATCGAAAAATTTGAGCGAATTTATGAAACAAAGATCGAAAAGGGCTTTACTAAATTCGTCAAATCTTCTAAATAACTATGTTGTTTCATACAATTTAAAAGGAGATTAGAAATGGTAGATAGATCTGCATTTTTACAGAAATTCCACGATCGATTTCGAAAGTGGGCGAACCTGAATCATCCTGAAAAAACTAAAGATGAAATTAACATTATTGTTGAAGACATGGTAAGAATATCAGAAGAAATTTTTGATGAGACCGAAATGATTTTAAATGGAAGAGTTGTAGTAGAAATTGCAACATAACACATAGAAAAGATTGTGTAATATGGCTGATTTTGTTCCCGATTGGTTTGAAAATAAAAGACAAATGTTTCGTGATTCTTATGATATGGCTACAGTCATACATTCAGAATATTCATTACTCGAAAAATTTGGAAATTATAGTATATGTGCGGTTCCATTTGAATTTACTGAAAATACTTGGTGGTACACTAAAGTTTTAATTTATAAAGAGGATGATTCGTCTCGTAAAATTGAGTTTATTAGAAATTATGGAAATTTTCCATTTGAATTTGTAAAAAAGCATCCTAAAAAGAGAAAATACATCATTTGTTCTGAAGATGTTGAAAGTATCACTGTAGTTGATTTAAATTCGATGAAGTATCATACTTGGTATTTTGAAGATGGGTTCTGGCCAAGATCATATCACATAAGTCCGTGCGGAAAATTCTTAGCGGTTTATGGATCAGTGTTTGGAGATTTAGATACCATTCGGTTTTATGATTTTTCTTCTCCAATAAAATTTCCCTGGACTCTTATTGGAGAATTTTCCGGAAAATTTGTCAGTGATAAAGATAATATAGAATTTGGATATCCAAGTATTATTGGTGCGTGGGAAAAAAATTCTTCTGCCCTTAGAGTTGTATCAGAAGTATTTGACGAAGATAAAGATAATATTCGTGTAGATGAATATTTAATATATACAGATGGAGTTTATCAACATATAAACCAGGAATGGATCGAATAATGCTTAGATTACAATACGGAAATAGAAATGTTTCAATTGATGATGTTTTAAAACTATATTCACAAAAATCAGGTAAAAAATCTAAAATTTTTGAAATCTCCATTTATAATGATGGGGATTATCCTGTTAATATAATGAGACTTAATGAAGCACCAGGAGGTAGAAGAGCATTTGGATGGTTTATTCGAATCGTCGAAGCAGAATCTATTTCAGGAGTTATTGAACCAGGAAAATCTAGAAAATTTAAAGTTGCTGTATTTTCTAGAAAAAATTCTGCTAAAGAAAATCCAACAGAACCAGGAATTTATACTGCAAGATATGAGTTAGAAGTTAAAGATCATGGTGGAGTTTTAAACAAGCATAAAATTCGTTTGGTTTCTATGGTAAAAGATAAATCTATTAAGCCAGTTCAAATTACAAAGAATGAATTTTTCGAAAAAATTGCATACATGCAATTTACAATGGGTGCTGGAACAAGAACATCTGAAAATCCGTACTCACTAAATCTATATGTTTTAAAACATGGTCATTTAAAATATGTTGAAAATAAAATGATGCCTGTTATTGAATGGGTAAATGGTAGATGCAGAGGATTCATTCAAAGACCATTTGGAAATAATTGGGGAACTTCTAATTCAAATGGAGATCTTCCTTTTGATGCAAAACTTCATTTGGAAAAATCTGATAATCCAGTATGGTATGAAACAATTGAACAAGCGTTTGATAAAATTGATGAAATACCTGGGTTTACCTGGATGCCTTATTTTGGAACTCTTCGACAAGATAGAGATTTTATCAATGCAATTATAGATAAAAACTATGATTATTTCTTTGATAGAGTTTGGAAAAGTATTGATATTTTCATGTCGAAGAAAAATGTGGTTGGCGTAGGACTAGATGTTCCTTACAATGATACATTGAATACTTCATGGACCAATCCACTTATAAAAGTTGGAGAACCACGATATGAAATTTACAGAATGTTCAAAAGGTTGATGGAGATTCGGGGAGGAAAAGTTTATGTAGAACCAAGAATCCCTGGAGATACTGGATCATTTACTCCAGAACAGGGATGGAATTCGATTGTAGCATTTGATGGTTGGCAAAGATCCAATCCAGATTGGTTTTCAACTAGTAAAATAAAAGATTCTAGATATAAAAATGCTGAAACAATTCAATGGATTTCTCATAGTGATTACAAACTTATGGTTTATCAAATGGCAGAAGTCATTCTTTTGAATCAAGTAGTTGGTCATAAAAATATGCATCAACTTGTTTTTGCTCCGGATCAATTTCTTCATGCTGGAATTTCTTCTGATCAGATGATCGAAGATATCAATTACATTCTCGAAGAAATGTTTGAATTTTAAGGAAGTCAAATGAAAACGCTCTACTATAAATTTTCTGATGTTGGTGGTTATGGAACAGGAACAAAAGAATCTCCATTCTATGTTCGCAACGATCAAGTTGGTAAAATGCAAATGATTATTTACCTCGACACAATTGAAAGAATTCAGGGATTTCGTCCCAGAATCAAGAAACACAATTTTCCAATTCGTCGATTCATGCGTAGCATGAACAATTTTGTCAGAAAGAATTTGAGAATATGGAACTAAACGAAAAATTTCATTCTCACCAAAAGGTAACGCTTCCAGGAACAACAACACAAAAAATTGTTGAGGTTTTAGTTAATCCTACTCTTGGAGAGATTAAAAAATCTATTCAAAAAGATGAAAATTTTCGTCTTCTTCGATTTTTTGGAAACAAAAATGAAATATATGTATGGCCATCCAATTATGTATTTCATGTTAGTATGTTGAATCATCTGAAATTTGATATGTCTCAATTTACATTTTATGGGGATTGTATCATAGATTCTTCGGGTAAAATTGAAAAACTTTATAGTTTATCAGATGTACCCGGAAGAGTTGTCATAAATATAGATTCTTTCTATGATTTTATCATGGCATTAGAACCAACTGGATTGTATATGCGTGAAAACACATCTCTACCTGATAGACTTTACAAAATGGCATTTAGAAGAATGGATAGAGAAGATTTACGAGTAATTGATGGTGGAAAATCATTTAAAGAAATTCGGGTAAAAAGTTCAAACTACAGTTGACTTTTCTCTTTTTTATGCTATACTATGAACATGAATAGACGAATTATTAAAGAAAATACACTGGTAGATTTCGACTATGGATCATTTTCCGCGACGATTGAAGTTCTGTGGTATCTTGAGAATGATTCTGATTTTGTAGGAAACACACTCCCGTCTGATCATATTGTGGTTGAGCGTGCGATCATCAAGAAAATTCATTCAGATCCTATCATATATTTTGAAAACTTCGCAGTTGATGTATTTGACGGAGATAATATTTTGGATGAATCTGATTTGTTCTACGATATCGTAGTTGAACTTGTTGAAAAGGAAACAAGACATTAATGGATTGGTTTACAGGATGTACACATTTTGGTCACGATAAAATCCGTACTTTATCGAATCGACCATTTGATAATGTAGATGATATGAATAAGATGATGTTGGAGAACATCAATTCCAGAGTCATGCCTGGAGATAATTTATGGATTTTAGGTGATTTTTGCTTCGGAGGATTCGATGCTAATAGATCTTTTCTTGATCAAATTGTGTGCAAGTCTAGGACTTTAATTCTAGGAAATCATGATAAACTTTCAATGACTCAATATAAGAGATTGGGTTTAATGGTTTATCATTATAAAACACTTAAACGAGTAATCGATGGTAAACCCAAAAAAATTGCTCTGTTTCATTATCCCATAGATGAATGGGACGGATTCTTCCGTGGTTCGTGGCATCTTCATAGTCATACTCACGGAAATATAAATATTGGTCCGAACGGAAGAACCAAAAAAGGCCATCCGAGAATTGATGTTGGTGTCGATTCTCATAATTTTTGTCCATTGTCTTTAGAAGAAATTAGTAATATTTTTAGCGAAGGAGTTTAGTATGTCAAATGTTCGTGCGGTAATGATTAACACCGGAGAAGTTGTAATTGGTGCCCAAGTCGGTGATATTAGAGAAGATGGAAGTATTGAGCTTCGATATCCCGTCACTCTTCATCAAGTAACGCAACCAGATGGTCAGCAAGGAATGACTTTTGCCCCATTCTTTCCAATGGCGGATTATGGAACTGAAGTAACTCTTCCTGGTTCTATGATCAATATGATTGAAGATGCTCAAGGAAGTTTGGCCCAAAGCCACAGTCAGTATGTTGCACAGCAAAGCGGCCTTGTAATTGCCAACGCAATGCCTCAAAGTCCCGGAGATACTGTAGATCCATCTGAAATGACCGATGGAAGTGGTCTACGCCTCCAAAGTTAAGCCTGTAATGTACATTTAGAACTTTAGAACTCCCTAAATACTAGGGAGTTTTTTAATAAAAACAATTATTGGAGTTTTAAATGTCTATCAGATTTTCAAATAGTGGAGCAACAAGAGCATATGCTCTTATGGATGATCCTAGAATTTTAACAGCAGGAGCTACAAATGCTACTGTAGGATTTTGGATCTTTTTAAATGAACCAGATGTTTCTCCACCAGCATCTAATGATGGAATTATAGAAGATAATGGTAAATTCATATTCCGATATAGCACGGCTGGCGGATTTCAAACAAGATGGTATGGCCAAATCGGAGGTTCGAATAACCTTGATACCATTAATATTGATGCATCTGATATACCTTACGAACAATGGAAATTTGTAACTGCTACCTTTGAAGGTAGTGTAGGAATGAATGTATTTGTAGATGGTATTTCCGTTGCTACAGATACTACAACACTTGAAAATCTTCGTTTAGATGTTCATAGTACAAGATTCATGGTTGGACATACTGTTATTGGTACATCTGGGGTAACAACCGGGTATGCAGAATATAGTGGTTTCTTTGCAGTAGACAGACTTCTAACTCCAACTCAAATTTCTAATATTTTCAGTGGTTCTTTAGATCCACAAGATATTCCTGCTGGGGAAACTTATGTCATTCCTATGAATGGAAGAGACACAGGGGATACTCTTTCTGCTGATGATGAATCAATTGTAAGTGTTGGATCTATTACACAAGCGTTTGATAGTTTTGTTGGAACTTCTGCATATATTGATGTTGCTCCACAGCATACATGGGGAATTGTTTCTGGTGGAGAAGTCGTTGGAGATGTAAATCTTCCTTCTGTTGGTGGTGTTGCCGGTGGATGGGGACTTACAGCTTCAACAGCAAACAGACCACTTTGGTTAGGCGATAAGATTATGAAATCTGCCGTTCTTACAAAAAGAGGATGGGAAACAAGACTTCCAGGAACTGATAATCCAGAAATGATGGAAGTTGTTGTTGCTGGATCATTCGGATCAACCGTAGCAGATAACCAAGCTCCAGAAATTTATGAAGGTGCATTCCCACTTACTAGGGAATTGTCTGGTATTTCTGGTGCAGAAATTTCTCCCTACTTTATCGAAATTGTGGATCCAGATTCAGGACTCGAAGCAGATGCTATTACTCCAGGAACCACAGCAGGGCTTCCAGCCGGATTAGTAGTCGAAGCTGCTTCAGCAACATCATCTCCAGTTCAGATGTTCAGAATTGTTGGTACTGCGGATTTTGCAACTTCGGGAACAGCAACACTTCAATTTACAGATGCCGGGGGAAGTTCTGCGGTAGGGCTCGTCAATTACAATATTATCGCCCCATAAAATTTATTAAAAAGTACTTGACAAATGTCTATATATCTCCTATACTATACGGTATAGGAGTTTTTTCATGGGAAAGCGGCTTAATCATAACCCGTTGAGCAATTGTGCTTTGGATCATCGACCCCTCTCTGATAAGAGCAGGGACGATTATTATCAAGTTCAAGCTGAAATTATCAAACGAAATGCGGTCAAAGATTATGGGCCACTGGAAGAGGTCAACCCTCCCGAGTTGCAGTTTGATTATGTTTCAACGGAAGTTGATTATGCTTGCTCAGATGTAGAAATTCAAAAAATAGCCGAAACATTAGCAAGAATAAGAATTGAGGATAAAAATAATGTATACACATAATATCAAATATTATTGGGGAGATAGGCGTTCAGGGAAAACAACTAAATCATTTATCGATATTTTGACACATGCGGTATATGATAGGGGAGATTCTATCTTGTGCTGTACGAATCATCTACGATTGCGATACAGTCAAAATAAATTAATGAACATCATCCAAGCTATGGGATTGAATATAGCTGTAGCAAATAAACAGTTTATTGAAATAGAAAATCCATTAGGGGAAAATTATACTATTTATTTTTGTATTGAAAGAAATTTAAGTGAGTTTATGAACAGAAGAGGAATTAATATCAGAAAATCATTTATTGCATTTGATATAGCATAAGGCGATGATATCTCGATCATGGAGTAAGAAATGACCACACTAAGAGTAATTGGAGACATTCATGGAGACTATGGTTGGTATGTAAAGATCGTAGGCAAAGCGAATTACAAAGGAATTTCTACATTCCAGCTTGGTGATTTTGGTATTGGATTTGCTGGAAAAGGGCAAGCCAAAAAGGATGAAAAGTGGATGACCGATTCTCTTGGATTTGGAGAAAGAAATAGATTCGGTCCGGGGAATCATGATAACCCTGATCATTGCAGAAGATCTCCACTTTCTGTTGGATACCATAACTACTTTCCTGATATGGATATGTTTTGGGCTGGTGGTGCTTGGTCTATTGATCGAGACTGGAGAACTGAACATGTAGATTGGTGGAGTGAAGAGGAAATGTCTTACGGAGAAATGATGAAGTGTCTAGATCTCTATGAAAGATCTAAGCCAAGAATTGTTATTTCTCATGACGGTCCTTGGGAAGTTCTTTGTTACATGTTTCCATATGTGATGATGAGTGGTGGAGATGGATCAAACACATCTCGCCT